AGCCAGACCAACGACCCGAGTGTGCCCCGTAGTATCTAAGCGGCACAGGAAACTTGCCACGATAGGACATATCTATGAACCGCTGAGTGCGTGTCTCCTCGATCGTGCTCTTCACACCCAACCGTGCAGCAACAATCGCCTGCACTTCAACGTCTTCGTGCTCAAGCAAAGCTTTAAACGCTTCATCGGTCTTTGCAAACGCGAGTGTCTGCTTACCCGTGGTTGGGCTTGTCTTCATCGGTGGCTCAACGCCACGCTCTCTGAGCATCTGCGCCAACTGCGGATTACTCATCAGACGAGACTTATCGTCGGCGCTCAGTTTACTGAGCAACGCTTCCTTCTTAGCCAGCACATCCGCCAAGTGGTCCTGCAACAACTCACGGTCCAGCTCAAGCACGGGGTCAATAAACATCCGCAACGTGAGGTCGATCAACTGCAACTCTTTGATGGGGAACCCAGTGCGCAGATAGCGCGTGAACAACTCATACGTAAGCTCCACGTCATTGATGCAGTAAGCGCCGTACCTCGCCAGTGACTCAGCATCGAAGTCTTTGTAGTTCTTACCGATTGCTGCAACAACTTCATCACCCTTGGCACCTATGCCTGCCCGCTGGGCTTGCGACTTGAGGCTGTGACTCTTCTCGTGCGGAAACAAAGCGCGAGACATACCCATGATATCCAGCCACGCCTTGGGTTCCACGCCGTAGTGCCACTTGAGGATCGCACCATCGAACATGGTGTTCTGGGCTACCACCATTGCGTTGCCCCAGTCGATAGCCGCCAGTGCTGCCTTTACTTCAGGCTTGGGGTACCACTTGGTAGGGCCGTGATCGATCTTGATGGCGATACCAATCGTCTCAAACAGTGGGCTGCGGATGTACTCCTCGGTTGATATTTTCGATAAAGAAAACTGGCGGTCATAAAAAGTTTCTAGATCAAGCACAACGACATCAGACATCCGTTACTCCTATGACGCGCACTGCTTCGATGTTGGTCTCATCAACGACAAGCGCCACACCACCGGCTTCGCGTATTTTCATAATCTCAGCAGCTTGTAGTGCCGTTGGTACATTGCCTTTGGCTTTGCACTCGATAGCGAAGAACGCGCCGTTGACGCAGCCTACGATGTCGGGGATGCCTTGCCTGCCGTAGCCGTTAGCTGGGGGCATGAAGTAGTAGACCCCCATCTCATCAAGAATTTTGCGAACGGCTTTCTTAACTTTTACTTCAGGAGTTGCTGCCATAACCACGCCTCCGCAGTTCGTTGTACTTCTGTTTGTAGTGGTGATACTTACCAGCGTCGGGGCTGTCTTTCTTACCTTGACGCATCGCGTACTTAATCATGTTTCCTTTGATGAAGCCCGAGAACTCTTCGCGGGTCAGAAGGGCTTCCATCACGTCCCAGGGTTGTGGGTCCATGTCCTTGTAGTGGCTGCCGCCGACTTGGCGGGTGTCTGCAGAAGCGATAGGGGTGGTGTCATCCAGGGGGCTCTTGGCTTGTGTCATTTCATATTCCTCTAGTTTGCGTTTAATGATGTCGTTAAGGGTTACCACGGCGCGTCTCCAGCTTCGCGGTGTAGTTCGTCAAAGGTTGGCTTACCTTCGTTCAATGGTGGGTTTGTGAGTGGTCGTAAAGACTCCAGGCTTGTTGGGAACGGCCACATAATGGGTGTGCCGGTATGACCAGAGCTTTTTGCCTTTGACGATTCGATAGCCTGCTTTTCCTTCATGCTCCATCTCCTTGAGAATCTTTCGTATCGTAGTGGTTGAAACAAGAAACCGAATTGCTAACTGGTCTACATGAAGAGGTGTCTTAATACTCTTGAGGTATCGTTCAAGCTTATCCCTCGTTCGCATAGTTAACCTCCGGTACCCAGTGCTCCAATGCTTTTGCCGGGTATATCTGCACAGACCCCTTCTCCGTCCAACTCTCGACTGCGTAACCTTCTGGGGTTAGTGTCGTGGAGTAGGTTCCTACAATGACTCCATGCCACTGAGAGCCAGATACTTTGCGAACAGTGTCGCCTCGTTTGAATTTCATTGGTTCTTCTCCTTCAGCTTTGCCTCTGCCCACCAAACTGCCGACTCAAACGCTTGCTCGGACACCCAGGATTCTTTTTTGCCCTGTTCGATCTCCTCATCCGTCAGTCCAATCCAAGGCTTTTTGAACCCAGGATGCGGTGTAACAACCAGTGGCGCTGAAGCATCCCAAGTCACGAGGTCTGGGCATTTGCAGGTGCTTACCGTCCCAAGCCCCCATCGTTCGCCGCACTTGTTACACTGACCGTAGAACATCGTTTTTCTCCCTCAGCTTTGCTTCAATCGCGTGTCCAACTGCGACCTCGTACTCGCCGCGATAAGTTGTAATTTGCCCGACGGTTTGCATAATTTCCTCATCCGTCAGACCGACCCATTGACGAGGTGCGGTGTAAAACGGAACGCCTTCGTTGCTGTCACGGTTCTGTACCCACGCATCAAAATGCAGCGCGTACTGAAAATATCCGAACGGCTCCTGCTTCTCAGCCTGCTCAATGGCAGCGCGGAGGGCGATGATGCTTGGATCCCAAGTGAATACTTTCGCTGGGTGAAACATAGAGCACTTAATCTGCTCCAACGCCTCTAGCACCTGTCGCATTACCTCGATGCTCATGTGTTTTTCTCCCGCCACTTAAATCCTAGAATCCAACTCATCATCTTGCGATGGAACCAATTAGGCCGACTATATGCCGCAAACATGGTGGCGTAGTGGGTTTCATCTTGGCACGGCAACATCCAGTACCCACAAATGGGAGGCGGATCTTTGATTGCATACGCGCCATCTGATATATACAGCTTGTTTGTTTCTATGTTCTGGAACTTGAATTCGTTGGTCATCTCACACCTCAACCCGTTCTGTGATTTCAATAATCCGCGCTTGTAGTCTGGTGACATGACCATTCAGCGATTGCAGCCCGTTGAACAACGCAGACACTGTTCGTACTCGTGCATTGTCATGCTCATATCTCTACCCCAAAGTGGTCGATGATGTCGTCCATGACTTCGTATGCACCTCTGCGGTCACAGATTCTTAGGCATTCACGAACAATCCGCTCGGCAAACTTTTCAGGATCAAGTTCACCTGCAACATAGTCACCGTTGCTTTCTAACATCAGTGCTTGGTCATAAAGTTTTGCGATTCGTTCGTTCACAATATCCCCCTACCTGTCAGCACCCACATGAACGGGAATGCAAGCAATCGAATCAATCGCCCCATGACGCTTGAGTTTCTGCTCGTGTTGAACTCGATGACTTGTTCTGTGTAGTCTGTTTGGTTGTTCATATCTCACCTCGTTCGCGGATGGCTGCGGCAATCTTCCACGCGGTCAAAGGATCGTCATGCGTCTCTTGTGGCTCACACACCTTCGCACACGCCTCTCGCTCGGCTGCGGCGACAAGGGCGGCAAAGCGTTCAAGTCGTGGGTACAAATCCGACAAATCGCTGAACGCTCTGCGGGCGGGAAATCCCGCCGCTTCTGCCATACGGCTAATGTCGTCTCGTGTCATTTCTCACCCCGATTGCGGATAGATTGCGCTAACGCATATCCTTGGTCATCCCATGCGCCGGTGTATTGCTCGACGACCTGCGCACACGCCTCACGCTCGGCCTGCACCGCTTCCCTGACACACGCATCGTGGCAAACGTGGATGGTCTCGTGATGCAGATGCTCTAGGATGCGGTCTGCAAAGCGTTCTAGCTGCGTCTGATACGGTCTTTGACCAGCAACCCATACACCCGCCTCTTTTGCGATCCGCAGGATGTCATCTTTGGTCATTTCTCCCTCGCTTCCAGCATGGCGTCGGCTACGTCGTAAGCTGCTCCGGCGTACAGCATCAAGTCTCTCGTCACCTTTGGCTCCGAAAGAAGTGCCTGCATAGCATTCGCTGCAAAGTAGTCGCGCAGGGTCATTCCCTGATACGCCGTGCCCGTTGGAAACGCTGGGCCGCCTGTTGGTTTATTCATCTCGTCTCTCCTTTCTTCTTTCGCGGTTCAAACTTCACCCCACGCTCTCGTATGACTTCCTGGGTCTTCCACGTCGCACCGCAAGGGCAAGCGTAATACCTGAACTCACCCTTGACGGTTCTGTGGCGAACATCTGTTGTGCATACAGGACACATCATTTGTACTTCAACCGCGTGGGTGATGGAACGACAAACGAGTTCAACATCACTGGGCTATCCGGCTCGTGGTAGAAGTTACGCAGGTGCATCTCGTGCTCCTGCAAGAACATGTGTGGGTACTTGGACTTCACGGCATTGATCGCTTCAGTGAGCGCCTTGTTGCCTTTTGATAGGTCTTTGGACTTCGGTACGGATTTGAGTTCATTAAACATGGTTGGTCTCCTTGAGAAACTGGATTGCAAGTTGTTGATACACAAGCCGGGACTCAGTTGTTATCTGTGCGCAAAGGTCTCGTGCTTCCATCACACGGTTATCACGCAGAGCCTCTTCCAAGTCGGCTAGTAGCCGCTTCAGATTCAAAATACCTTCGCTGTAATCAATCATTTTCTTCCTCTTGCTTTTTGATGTCGTATTCACTGACACCGGGTGCCAACAAATACAACTTGTAGTTGCGGTTGAAGTTGAGCCGCTCCATGTCAGTGAACCCACCACGAGTGCCCGCCCGCAGATCAGCCATGATGTTCTTCAGACGCTGCCTAAACTGCCCCGCATCAAAGTCAAGCCACATGGCGTACTCATTGAGCCCTGACACAGACTCATCAAACAGAAACCGCATCGCAGTGAAAGCCTCGATACGCAACCGCACACCACGTTTATTCTTCTCACGCAGAGGCTCAAGGCAAGCATCCCGCAGCGCGGTGTGAACCACAAGCGCTAGCAACGTCCTACAGGCTTGGGTTTGCTCTGCAGCGCCAAGCTCCATTGGTTTCACGACCGGACCCCTGCCAGCCACCGCCAGAACCTACGCCACGGCGACAACGGAGGTTCCACCTCAACGAACGAACCGGGAGGGGCGACTACCTTTTCCTCCACCTGCGTGTTGGTAAGCGTGACCAATCCGTTGCTTGTGATGATCATGGGTTCCGATGGGAGGGCCGCGATCCCGCCTGGAGGAGTGATAGTAATCTGCGCTTCTTGCTGCGCTTCTTGCCTGAGTCGTTTACGCTCCTCATACACCAGCGAGGGGTGGCACTGATAGCGCTTGACGATGATGTCGATGGGCACACCCTTCTGCAGGGCGCGTCGCACCTTGGCACGTTTGGTCATCGGTTTGGGACCACGCTTGCGAGTCGTTGGAATAATGTTAGTCATTTGTTGTCCTTCAGTTGTTTGAACTCAATAAGATTCAGATCACGATCAGTCAGGAACCACATCACCAAGTCAGGCGGCGGAGCAGGCACAGGGACTATGTAATCACCCAGGTAGGCTATGTCCACAATCCGCTTAAGCCACGCAGGCTGTTCGCCTATGTTGCCGTGGCCTACAGTCTCAACCGCCTCACGGTATGTCCTTATTTCATACTTGTCATCTCTCTCCTCATAACGATGCGTGTAAGTCTCAAGCCACATGCCAGCCATCACGTATTGTTCAATCACGCTGCAAGCTCCATCGGTTCATCTTCCGCTTCATCACTCAACCCCCAGTCACGATCACCCAACAGCTTCTCAACCTTAGCCCGCAGCACCTCACGGGTATCGGCCTCTTGACGCAGAGCATCCGTCGTCACGCCATCGACTGCACCTAGCAAACCCTTGCGCATCGCCTCAAGCTGCGGATCGTTCGATACGTTGAAATGCTCCAACAACCCACAAAGCTCATGCACGTTACCGATGAGCGAGTCGTAAATCTTGCCGCGCTTGCCGTCAGTCTTTGGTGCCAGTTGTTTCTGAAGCCGAGTCAGCGCCGAGTAGAGACGGTCCCATGAGTCACGCGCTGCGCGCTCCTGCATGGCTTTCATTCGTTCTTCATACTGCGTAACCAAAAGCTGCTGCGCAGTATTCTCAAGGTCAATACGAAAGTCCCCTGATGTGGGCAGCGGCATGTACGTCAACGTAAACGCGAAGCGCCTACGAACCTCAGACCGGCTCAGATACTCACGCCGATCAAAGAGTGAGCCCAACTGGAACGCAGCCGCAGACACCAGCGTGTCGTACTTGTCGAGGAACGCATCGACGAGCCGCCAGAACTCACGCTCCTCGTTGTACATGATGTCTTGATGCGTCTGCAGTAACGACGCTGGCAGGATGCGCAGCCCACTGTCCGACCACGGTGATGTGTATTTGTAGTTAGCCGCACGAAGCCGCGCTTGAAACGATGTGATGGCATCGAGCTCTGCACAATCAGCGAACAACGACTTGTACACCGATGCAGCCCGCTTACTCTTGGCCCCCTTACTTGAAGTCACCTCATCACGAGTGCGCTTGTCCTGCACCCGACCCATGTACGTGCTGATTGAAAGATCAACGAGCAACGCGCCACGCGCTTGACCTGACATGATGTCCATGAAACTCTCCTTGTTTTAACGGTTAAAATTATTCTGCTTCGGCACGAAGCTTGGTCATTGTGATCAGTGCGTCGTACTCAATCTGCGATAGAACTTTCAAAGTTAACATGTCCTCGACCTTTGGTTGATTGATTTTGTCTATGTAGTTGGTCCCATTGATACCTTTCCCTGATCCCACCCACTCAGACACCTTGACCTCGCAGCCATCGACAACCTCGACTAATCTCTCAAGCTGTGCTGCGGTCAACACGATTGGGTTTGATATAGAAACTAAGAATCTCATCTCACACCTCCACACGAATAGTTGTACCGAACGGCGCTTTGCGTTTGCCTGCGATGGCCCACAGCGTGGGCCAGTCTGACTTACCCCAACTGTTACCCACATCCCCATCAGTCAGCACGATGACTGCCTCGGGCTTGATGCGGTTGTCTCGAAGATAGTCAAACACCACGTCGGCCCGTGTGCCGCCCCCACCCTTGGGCTTGAGTGTTGCCACTGCGAAGTGACCATCATCAAACACCTGATCCCCCGCCACTCGTGTATCCCAATACAGCACACGCACACGACTGGGCCTGACCTGCTCGATGACCCCTTGAAGCTCCGACACAAACGCAGTCATCATGGCGCTACCGAAGCACGACCCCGAGGTATCAAGCGCCACCACAAGCTCGCCCATCGTGACCCCCTGCAGCGTGGGCATATACACGTCATCACTTAGGTAGCGTCGGTTCGGTTTGCGCCACGAGGACTCGTCCTTGCCTGCACAAAGCTCAGACACAAAGTCGCGCAACACCTCACGCCAATTAACCTTGGCTTCGAGCAACGCACCGAACACACCGTCCTGACTACCTGCACCATCCTTGCTACGCTGGCGCTTGACGATCTCACCCTGACGCACAAGCCGCTGGATCTCCTCGGTTAGCTTCTCACGCTCCTCAGCGCTGCGCCCATGGGCCTCATCCCACATGTGCTCATCGAACCCACCACCTCCGCTACCACTACCCCCGTTCTTTTTCAGGTCGTCATAGATCTGCCTGACCGACCAGCCCCGATACTTCTCATCGAGCATCCCACCGATCTGCGGCATGCGTATGAACCCTGCATCCTTGTCGGCATCGAGCAACGATATGTTTACGAAATAATCCGCAGCCTGATTCGCAAGCTTGGGGTTTTCATCGAACAACCCGCGCCACATGTCCAGGTGTAGGTACGCCACGTGTGTGGCCTCGTGGAGGATCACGAACCTAAGCTCGGGGTCACTGAGCTTCTCGATAAACGCTTCGCCGTAGAACTTATTGAGCCCATCGGTACAGGCTGTGGGTATATCTTCGCGCACCTCAGTGCGCCCCGAGGCAAGTATCGGCCCGAACGAACACCACATCTTGTGGTGCATGATGGACACGTGCTGCCTACGGATGCGATCTAACGGACTCATGGTTTTCTCCTAAGTTTGCCTTGCAATGCCCAGTCTTGAATGCTTTTCTCCACACGCCCCATCTCATAGCGTTTTATGGGCGGCACATACGCAAGCCCGATGCGACCTGGGTGCCAATCTTTACGAAGCCGCACCACCGTGCGACCGTCTGCTGTGTGCTCAGTAATCAGCATCTCAGTTCCCCTTCAGATACTTGGCTTGGCCCGCACTGAGCTCCGTGTATGCACGGCACATGGCCAGCATCGTGAGCTTGGATTTAACGCCAGCGATTGTCGTTATGAACAAGTGACGTGCTTCGAATGACTCCCAGCGCTTGACGTACTCACAATACGCAGGCAACGACGCAGGCTGCGCCCGGTTCGCAAGTTTGAAAGCCATGAGAAAGTAAGCAGACACACCGTCCGGCAGGGGCGCATCCTTGGGGGAGGACTCGATAAGTTTCAGTGGTGGCAGCTTGTCGTCCAGCAACACCGCAGCCTCAAGCATCCTCGCCGCAGGCTCACCGATCGTACCCGCCAGTGCAGGCAGCAGCGCAGCACCCAGACGGTCACGTTGTTTGATGATATGTGATGCCCGCTCAAACGCCCGCCCCGAGCAGTAAGTCTTGGTGTTACCCGTCAGTGGATTGAACACGTACGGGTTCTTAGGATTAGTGAGCGCGTCGTACCGCTCGAACACCTCGGGGGTATCAAACACAAACTTCATTACTGTAGGGTCGATATCGTTCTCAGCTGCCCACAGCAGCCACCCAGTGGGCTTCCCCTCAGCGTCAAGGACATCGGGATTGGCATAGTCCACCACCGTCATGCGGTTATAGCCATGGGCAGGCAGTGAGTCGCCCACCCCGTCAGAGTCAAGGTTGCCTGTTGCAAATATGTAGGAGCCGTATGGCGTATTGAGGTCAGCGAGTCTGCGGTCATTAATCAGTGGCCACAGCATATTCAGCACAGGCTTGGGTGCTTTAGTTAACTCGTCCAGCATGATGATGACGGGCCGGTCAGACCCACGACGCAGCCCGAACCGGTTGTTCGGTGCGTAGGAAGTTGTCATGGTCTCGCGGTCTACCACCGGCATGGCGATATCGCCAAGGTCTAACTGAGTGCAGTCCACGTAGCAGGGGGTGTGGTCAGGCAGTTGCTTAGCGAGTTCCTTGAGGATCGCAGACTTACCCATACCCGGCTGGCCCCGCAGCATCACGGTGACTTGAGTACCCACGGTACGGATGAGTGTTACGGCTTGTTCGAAATTGACTTGCATGATGTTTCCTTGTGAAGGTTTTTTAACGGTTAAAATTAAACGACAACTACAGGACAAACACATCAGACTCGACGGTGTGTTTCATCTCGGCTTTGGCAACAGCCATGAGCTTGGCCCAGCACTGGGACATACTTGC